CAACACTGTTACGAAAGTCTCAATGTCCATTCCACGAAGATTAACATTAGAAACAGGTGCGATTTGTGTTCCTAAAATGTTAGGAGTTGTTCCCAATGTTACAGCACCAGTAGTAATTGGAGCTACTTGTTTAAACTCAATCTCTACCACGCCAGTTTTAGACTCGTAAGCCTTTTTAATCGCCTCGTGGTTTTTCTTCACTGCTTCCAAGAACACATCCTCTGTAAGGCCTCCTTGTGTAGCCTTGATTTCTTCCACGATTTTAAGCACATTGTCAATAGACTGCTGTGTTTCTTTCTCTTTTTCAGAGATAGTAGTTTCAAGCCCAGTTTTTAGGGTTTCCAATTCTTCTTCTCTTTGGCTTTTTTCAAAAGCCTCTTTGTCAGTGCAATACTTTTCTTTTTCCTCATCTGACATCTTCGCAATTTCTGCTAATGTTTTCTTTTTAAAATTCATCTTGTAAATTTTTAAAGGGTTACTAAATAATTTTCAATCACACTTTTAGGAGTGGAATTATCCGAGTCCTCTTTTGCAGTAGAAGTGTCAGCGACGGGTTCTACAAATATCGTTGGAGTGGCGAAGTTGCTGCCTTTGACCACAGCACTTCCCTCTATTATCTTTTGTTCTGTTACAGCCCAAAAATAGCCGTATTCATCTACATCTTCCTTATTTACAATATCATTGTAATATTTATCCCAAACAGCTTTTTCCTCTGCATCCCATTCAGCCTCTGAATTGATAGCGAGTTCCAGCTGGATGTAGCGAAGCCCTGCAGAATGCTCCTTTACATAGCCTTTGGCATACTGCTCAAACATGTAAGGATTTCTTTCCTTTTTCAGCGTGGCGTAGAATACCAAGCACTCTGTTTCTCCAAGGTAGTTAAAGCCCAAGTCTTTCCAGTTGAATTTTTCTACTCTTACTTCCACTTCATCGCTGATGATGTTTTCAAAGTTCATCTTGTGTTCTTTCAGCAGGTAGATATTCTTGGAGTTTTTGGCTGTTCTGTTCCAGCTTCCGTTGATGGAAACATCGCCGTGGGAATCATAGATGTTGGTAGAGTTGATAACTGCCTTTACCCTGATAGCGTTTATCTCTTCAGGTGACACTTCTGCTGTTTTAATCGTTTCGCCCTTTTCATTTATGGCAAAAGAAAACGCAAAAGGGTCTGACAGCTTCACTGCCATTTTCTTCTGTGAAATAAGGAAGTTCTTATTCTCTTTCAGGAACTTGAACATATCCTCTTTTGTTTCGAATGTTCTGTTAGGAATCTCTTTTGCTCTTATCATCATTTCTTCACGATTTGTTTTTTCTCTAAAATCTTCTTCTTGTCTTTCAGGCTCTGCACCAGTTTAGGATTGGTTTTAGAGTCTTTCAGTTTTTCGTTTATCTTTTGTGTGTTTTTGTCCATTACTGATTGTTTATAAAGTCCTCAAAGCCTCGCTCTTTGACAAACTGCTCAAAGTCGTTGCTTACGCCTAATTCCTGTGCCTTTTCAAACGCTCCTAAAAGCGATACTAACGCTTCGGCTTTGAACTTAAAGCCCTCGTTTTTGAGTTTTGTTTTTATGGCGATAACACTTGGCAGGTGGTCGTATGTTCCTATCAGCCTTGTTCCTCGCTCCTTGAAGTATTTAGGCGACTTGTTGGTCAGTTCTTGAAGCCAGTTGTCTGTGATAGTCTTCACATTTCCTAAAATGAATTTAGCCTCTGCAAACTGCTGGTTTTCATAGGTACTACCACCGAAAAAGTCTTTTGGAATTAGGTACCTGTTTCGGATGTTCTCTTTGGCATTTTCCTGCATTTCTATGGTCTGCAGTTTTTTGTTATCCCTTGTAAGGTCTAATCTTTCCAGTGTTTCGTTTGTAGCGATAACATCGCCAGCCTTACCCATTCCTGCGCCATATCTTCCTCTTCCGTTGAGTTTCGCTTCTATATCGTTCTTTTGGTCGCCACTCAACGGCGCAATTCCTGCCCCTGTTGCCTTTCTGCTGATGATAGAATTTACAGGATTAGAAGTAAGGAAGCACATCATATCCTCACTATTTAGGATGGTCTGAATAGAGTAGAGAATAGAGGAAATACGGGAAATAGGGTTAAAAAATAAATTCCCTGCTGTTCCGCATCCTCGGTAGTTCTTCCTTGCTATGGTATCGTAGAAAAAAGCCAACTCATGCAGTTCCCTCGTTCTCTGCACACCATCAGCAAGTGTTTCTACCACTTTTAAAGTCTTTATTTTATCCCTTGTAAGCGTGTAAGGGTCTTTTATCTCTGGAAATTTGATATTGTTAAACTCCAAGTTATAAAGCGATGGACTAGCTCTTAAATTGCCATCCTTAAAGAAATTGCCGTACTGTATAGACATCCCAGTAGTCAGCAGATTGACCACCATTTCTTTGATGAAATCGGTCTGATTTTGAAATTCGTTCGGCTCGTTTAGGAATTTCAGATATTCGGAATTTTCCACAGCTTCGCCTTTGTCATCTACTTCTTGGATTCTCACTTGTGAAGCAAAATCTGCATATAGATTGATGCAGTCCGAAAGAAAAGTGCCGTCTATGTAGTAAGCCTTATAATCTTCCTTTGGCGAAAAGTAAGTTTTCCCTATTCCCAAGAATGATAACACGCCCATACGCTCGGTTTCGTAGTTATAGGAGTGCGTTCCGTTGCTCAGCCTTGCATAGATAGGCGCTACACTGCTTCCCATAAACGCAGACTTAAAAGCCGATATTCCGTTGTCTATTCTCGTTAAAATTCCCACAGCAACATTCTTTTGACAAATATAATATATTATTCTTATTTAGACTAAATAAAAATAAGTAAATTTGTGAGGATAATAAAAAGCAAATGAAACTTTACAAAGATTCCAAGGAACTGCCACTATTCAACTATGAAAGAATCACAGAAACAGGCGATTACAACTATATGATAAAGGGATACGATGGCGAGGAGTTGGAAGAAGACAAAGAGCAACAGGAGATGCTGAAAAGCAAGTTTAACGACATCATCCGAGAGTATAGCATATCCATTAACGCCAAGACCAACGACCTGCTGATGCTGGGAAGTGCAGAGATTGCGAAGATTAACTTTATCAAATTCACTACACTGCTGGCAATCGTGGAGATGAAAGAAAGGCAGAATGCTTTAAGGCAGGAAATGGGACTGCCTGAACACTGGGAGGATATGAGAGAAGCCCTTGCACAAATCAAAATCCGTAAGAGCGACAACCTGCAAGAGCAGAAGAAATATATAGAGGAAAGAATAGCAATGTGGCAGACCAACCTTGATAAGGCAATGCAGAACATTGAGAATAACAAGAAAGAAGCACAGAACAAAGAGACAGTCAATATCAACGACACCATTGTCAGCATTGAGATGATTTTGGAGCGAACGATAGACCTTAATAAGACCAGCCTTTACCGATTTGGGAAGATGCAGGAAATGGCGATAAAGAAAGTAGAATTACATAACAAAAAATAAAACCTTATGAGTGATAAATTAGCCGTAATCCAGACAAAGGAAACTTTAGAAGAATTAGACAAATTGGAAGCAGGAGTGAATGACTTAATTCAGTCTTTTACTAAACTAAACACTGCCGTAGACCAAACCAACGCCAAACTGAACAGAGGAACGCCAAAAGAGACCATTGAGGGAATAAAAGACTTGGACGGCTATTCCAAAGAGTATATGCGAACGCTCAAAGATATGGCGACCATAGAGCAGAAAACACAGCAGATAAGACTAACAAACGCAAGAATAACTACTGAACAAGTGCGAGCAGCAAAGGAATTGGCAAACCAGCAGAATGCCGAAGCACGAGCGAAGAAACAAGCCTTATCATTGCAAGAGAAACAAAACAAAATCTTATCCGAAAGCCAAAGCTACTACAAGAGATTTGCAAGTGAAGTGCTGGATGCCAAGAACAAAGCGAAAGAATTGGCAGTGCAGATGCGATTTTTAGAACAAGATTTTAAAGAAGGTAAGATAGGGGTTTCTGATTACGAAAAAACCTTGTCCAAACTATCCAAAGAATTTACAGAAGCCAAACTCAAAGCCATAGGGCTTGACTCTGCACTGAAAGATATTGACAGAAGCGTAGGGGACAATCAGCGTAATGTCGGAAACTATCAATCAGCGCTGGAAGGAGTAGGAGGAGGCTTTGGCGGAATGATGAGCCGTGCTGGTTCTATCGCTGGGGGTATCATTATGGCAGATGGCGTAGAGATGCTTGGGGAGATCGCAAATCAATCTTACGAAACTATCCAGCAACTC